ACTGGGCGCGACAAAGCTCACTAGTTGACGTACCAGTACTAGACTGGTATTCTACCCTGCAAGGTGGTGAACGGGAATACCTCTCCAGTCGCCAACCTTCTCCTACGGCCCACTGGATTGATTCTTTGTCCTTTCGATCAATCCAGTGGGCCATCACATTATTCTGGAGTACTAGAAATTGACTAACACATCTAGCACAACTAACACATCTAGGACAAGTATCTGATCCGCCGACATTCGGTGAGCGAAAAGGTTGCTGGTAGCGCAGTAACTAAGTACGCAGCCCGAATAGTGGGGGTGATCGCTCTCTCTCTTTACGCCGCAGTTGTACCGGCATCCCACTACGCCGTTGCTAACCTAACAGTTTCTCCGCCCCATTTCCCCTCAACCCCTCCGCCCCCTCCCCTTACGCTCACTCTCATCACTGAGATACCCGAAGTCATTGTTGAGACTATTGAGGTGGAGACTAAGACTGATGAGGTGGAGATTGTGGTGGTCGAAGTGGTGGAGCCGGTAATCGAAACCACGACCATCACTACCACTACTACTGATGATTTGGTAGTGGAGGCTACTAGACTAGCGGAACCATCAACCGTTAGTCTATCTCAGCAGGATACACAGATTACTCCCCTCCCGCCCCCTCCGCCCCCACCTTCCACTATTTCACTGGAGCAACTTGATCAAGCGGCAATTGAAGCCGGGTGGCCCCAAGAAGAGGGTTGGTGGCCTCAGATGCGGAGAATCATTACCGAGTGTGAGAATAAATCCCTAAACCCTCACGCCCATAATACCAGCGATCCCTATGGGGGAAGTGCCGGACTAGCACAATTAAACGTTGGCTGGTTCAGCTATCTCGGAGAAGATCCCTCTATGATGTTCGACCCCGTAGTCAATCTCCGTACCGCTCTCACTCTAAGAAAGCGAATCGGTGGGTTCGGTACGGGAGCAGGATGGTCATGCTTCTACAAACTCGGATTGGACTTGCGATGGGAGAAATAAATCGCTAAACTGGGGAGCATGTCAACTCCCGACATTTCCTCTAAGAACATTGAGCCCAGTGACCAAATATCACTGGGCTCTTTGCTGCCCAATCTCGGGCAGTTTACACTCAACAACGAAGAACAATCTTGGGTAGCTGATTTCGCTAGTAAGCTCAGTGATCAAGTCCAAGGACTGAAGGGGAATGAGAAGGCCGCGTACGACGACCTTGAATTCTATTCTCGATTCGTAATGGGCGAGGATAACATAGAATACACACGTAATTCCTCGTTTCTCCGCAACATTTACTGGGACTGGCAGTATACTAACGACGATATGCTGGTTCTCGGCCCGCGAGGCTCAGCAAAGTCCACCGCAGTCACAATCACATCAACTACTTGGGAGATTGGACGTAACCCTGCCGTCCGCGCCCTCCTAGCATTCGCATCGATGGAAGCCCAAGGTCTTGCGTTTGCTAGGCAGCTTGACCACATTATTACCAAGAACGAACGATACATCTCGATCTTCGGGGAGCTAAAACCTCAGAAGCCTGAGAAATGGGATGAGAGCGAGAAAATCGTTCGTCGCTCCACCCCTCCCTCTGGATTAAAAGACCCTACCATTGCAGTTGTCGGACTCGGCTCCGCTGTCCCCTCTAAACGTGCTGATATCGTAGTCTGCGATGACCTAGTCACTATGGAGAACGCTTATAGTGATATTCAGCGCGCAAAAGTCATCCGCTTCGTCTTTCAAACTCTCTTCCCGATTCTTGTACCGGGCGGACGGCGCGTGATTATCGGAAGTCGGTGGGATGAGCGAGATCTCTACGCGCACACCGCTACTCAATGGGGACTTCAATTCCCCGAACCCGTCCAAATTGACCTCGGTGAGATTATCTCTCACGCTGTTACCAACGATCTAGTGAAGTATGATGACAAGAAATTCGTTGAAAGGCCCATACAATGACGCTGATTCAGCCCTATCGAGTTATTACGCATGTAGATCTCTTTGCTGGGATAGGTGGAATGCGCCTTGGAGTCGAGGGAGCGGCACGGATTCTTGGCTACGAATCTGAAATTCTTGTGTCTTGTGATATCAATAAGGACGCCCAACGTACCTACAGCCGATATTTTGGGGGAGATTATACCCACCACGATATCAGAAATACCCACTTAGAGGGATTAAAAGGTAAGGTGGATGTCCTGACCGCTGGATTCCCGTGTCAGCCGTTCAGCAAGGCTAATTCCACCTCTGTGAAGGGGGATAATCATCGTAGTGGCCTTCTATTCCTTGATATGCTCCGAATCATAGGGGAAACTCTCCCGAGGGTGCTGGTGTTAGAGAATGTTCCCCAGTTCGCCTCTATAGACGATGAAGTTCAACTCGACACCATAATCGCTTCTCTCAGCGATCTCGGCTACTTCCTCTGGTGGGATATCTACTCCCCAGAATCTTTTGTCCCGCAACGTCGTAATCGATTCTTCCTTGGAGCAGTTCTTGGGAGTGAACTACCCCGGATGTGGAATCCCCCACTCAACAGTTGGCGTCCAACACTAGGAGATATTCTCGACCCTGTTGAAGAAGTCAACCCCACTCTTCATCTAGCAAAACACAACTGGTACAATCTGCTTACTAAGAGGACTCACCGCCCCGTCTATATTCCGCGTGAAGAAGCAGATTATCATCAAACAGTTACAGGCCCACTATTGGCGAATGGGCACAAGGGATCACAGGATATCCTGATAATGGAGCCCTATAGCGCGATTCCGCGAGTCCTCTCCGTATGTGAGATGACCAAACTCATGGGCTTCCCCTACGATATATTCAAGTGGAACATCCCTAAAACTACGGCACATCAGCAACTCGGCAACTCTGTAGTGCCTGAGCTAATCACCAACCTCCTACTTCCGATGCTAGAGCAGACACTTGGCTAAGCCCCCTATCTACTCCTTCTGGTCGCTGGTGGATCGTAAATCCTATCACCCAAAAGGCTGTTGGCTCTGGACAGGTAAGGTAAATCGTAGTGGCTACGGATACTTCACCATATTTGGGCGGAAGATGTACGCCCATCGAGTCGCCTACACCATAGTAAAGGGGCAAATCCGTAGAGGATGGGAAATTGACCACCGCTGTACAACTAGACTATGCTGTAACCCTAGACATCTGGAGCAAGTGACCCCCAGCGAGAATAAACGGCGAATAACGGATCGGAAACCGCATCAAGGAATTTAGAGAATGTGCCAATCGTGCCGCCCAACGTACGTTGATTTTACACAGCGACCGAACTATGCTGTACACTTTAATCCGTTAAGTATCGGTATCGATATGTGGGATATCCGTGTCGTTATTGCCTGTCCCTTTTGTTTTATCGCTACCGATGTCATTCTAACAACTGGGAAGCGTAAAGCCACTAATCTTCCTCACGAGTTTGAGTGCTGCATCGCCCATATCATGTTTAGGGATGTGTAAACATTGCCGCGATTAATCTACGAACGCGCCCTCCATGTTGATGAAGCTACTGGGCGCATAACATCATACTGGCCTGAGCGATGGCCCCTCCATCTTCTAGCCAAAGAGCTAATCGGGATGGGCAGCGCGTTCTTCGCAGCAGCCTACCAGAATGATCCATCCGCCCTCGAAGGTTCCCTACTAAAAGCTAACTGGCTACATCCCTATCTTGGGAGTGAGCTTGAAGCACACCGACGATCTCTTGGAGTTGAGCATGGAACCATACATTGTGGAATCGACCCCACCCAAGGAGGCATCGACGGAGATCCCGACTTTTGCGCCGGTATTGCAGTTGAGGTACTTGAACATCGAGGCTACCTTATCGATTTCTTCCTCAAGAAACTCCGAATCGAGGATCAGGCCCAATACTTTGAAGATTGGCTAACTTTCCAGTCACCGTCATTCACAATCATAGAAGATACTACTAGTAAAGGATATGTGTACAATGCGCTTGCCCATCAAGTCAACAGCGGTACAGGTACTAAACATGCTATTACCATTGAGAAGCCGCAAGGTCGAAACGCAATCGGTAACAAACAAGTGCGCTTTATGTCTATGGCCCCTAGATTCGAGAATGCACAAGTTCGGGTGCCGGGCCTCCAAGTTGGTAGTGAAATCATACTTGATCCCCGCTGGGAGCCGTGGTTTACCCAGTGGCGAAGCTTCCCAAGCGGTCATGATGATGGATTGGACGCTGCCTACTGGGCAATCTTCTCAGGCTTCCGAATTGATCCCGGTGCGAGTGCGAGTAAGCTTCCCACAGGCACAGACACCCCCGCTAGAGTTGATTCAACTAATCCAAAACTTGTTGGAATCTTATGCGAACGAGAAGCACACCTAGCGTTTGGTAAGTCTATATCAGAGTGTATAAGGTGTATGTTGACACTTGAAGACACTTTCATGTATGATGAGCAAACGGTGGGGACTCCGGGACGGTCGGGACTAGTTCGCACCCTTGATACTCGCTCAATAGGTCAACCGCGTAATCGGCCTAATAGAATCAGGATGATGAGGTAACCCACAACCCATGAAGAATCCACTCTCAATTACTACGGATAAGCGTAAAGCGCGCGAAACTATTACGCGGAATGGGTTTGATGAGTTCTTTAGAGATCCCGCCAATCCTGGCAAGCCGCTCCAAGTACTCCCATCTGCATCTGGTTACAATCCCGAACAGGAATGGATTAGCTTTGCTTGTGAAGTCTCGCCCAATAACGGGAGCGGTGGGGAGAACAGTTATCAATGGCAGCCTCTCATCACCCAACTAACCCCTTGGAGGGCCTACATTGATCTTACTGGGATCGAATACTCCGATCACTTCATTATCCAGACCGAAATTCGAGTTCATTCCCCCAACTCTATTCCTCGGTACCCTAAAGATGCTAGAGGATACATTTGGGTACTTGATGACCGACTTGCTATCACACTTAGAAAAGCAAATAGCGGAGAGCCTGATTCCATCCACGTCAATGGTTCACCGCTCAGCTTCAACAAGATCCTGTCCGTAGAGCCGTTAAGCGGGCCGTGGGAAGCGAGACTATCAATTGCCCAAGTCCAAGGGATTAGTAAGAAGCTTCGGGTACTGACGTTGTAGCTCCGGCGTTATTGTGGTAGAGTCACCACGTAGCCCATTGTAGTCACTGTATAGTCTTGCGGACTTACCGCGCCGGGGAGAGCCATCGTGCTAGTCAATGGTACCAACGCCCAGAAGCCTTCCCGTGCGTACTCGGAAGCGACGATAATCTCCTACCCTACCGGACGCACTGAAGATTCAAACTATCGTTCTACAGGCATTGGAGGACGCAAATCCCTCAAAGATGCTCTCGGTAGGGAGCTTCCCCCGTACTTGCATGATAAGCACATCGCCGTCTCCTTTCTTGCTTATCGTGTTAACCCGATGGCCCACCGGCTCATCGAGATGCAGGTCAACTTCGTCCTTGGTAATGGGATCACCGTAACGTGCTTTGATTCTCCAGAGGCTCTTGCAATCATTAGCAGCTTCTGGAGTGACCCCTATAACAACTGGCCCCGACGCATCGCTGCTCGACTCCGTGATCTCTACCTTTATGGGGAGTGGTTGCATCGCCCCCTTGTGAACCCGAACTCCGGGTTTGTGTTCATGCGCGATGTGCAGCCTGATAACATCGACCATCTTCTCCCTGACCCGTACGACCACTCCCAAGTCGATAGGATCGTCCTCAAGCAGAAAGAATCAGGTACCGATTACTCCGCTCCCAACATTTGGGCGTATAATATTCGGGAGAGACTAGACGAGAAGCTTGCAATCGTTAGTGAGCCATCCGGTGAACTGTTCCATTTTGGAATCAACGACACCACCGACTCACTTCGTGGTGTTGGTGAACTGTTCCCTCTGATTGACTACATTGACCTATACGACGGCATGATCTTCGCTCGTGCTGAAAAGATCGAGAACATGGGCCATATGTACTACGATCTCACGTTGGAGGGGATGAGCGAACAGGAGATGCGGAACTATCTCACCCAAGAGACTAATGTTCCTCCGCGTCCCGGTTCGGTGTTCGCTCATAACCCACAAGCAATCCTCACAACCGTTACTGCGGACTTGAAAGCTGATGATCATGCTGTTGATGTCGGCGTAATGAAGTCCAACATCGTCTCGTGGGCAGGGTGGCCGGGAACTTGGTTCGATGAACCCGGTTCGGCTGGTCGTGCTGTTGGTGCTGAGATGGCTGAAGGTACCCTCAAGAACATCACTCAGCTTCAAGCAACCATCGCCCAACTCCTACGTACTGAGATTGACTACGCCATCTTCCAAGCTATCCTTGCTGGTAAGCTCAATCCCAAGAGTGCCAAGGTTAATAGATTGGGCATCCCCAACTACACTATTAGCTTTAGTCGGCCTACAGCAAAAGATATTCAGCGCATGGGGCCATCACTTGCGAGATACGCATCTTTCATTGAGACAGTAACATCAAAGGTACCGCTTCTCACTCAGGAAGAGGGCCGACAGCTTGTTGTTGCTCAGATTCAACAGTTGGGGTTGAATGATGTTCCGATAAGCATGGTACTGCCTACTACACTTCCTAAGATCCCCGAGCCGAAAGACCCCAATAAGGTTCCGCCACCATCATTTGGTAGTAATGGTAATGGCAACGGCGGTAGTCCTGCTACCAATCCAAAGGTTGCTGCTAAGGTAGCCGAAAACGCCCAGATTATTGAGGGAACACATATCTCTCAATTGTTTGAGAAACTATACTAGCCTCATCGACCCACTACACCCACTTAGGAGAACGATTGTGCCCACTGTTGATCTCGGAATTCGAGTACGCCTAGACCCCAATAAGGTAACGGATGGTCGTCCACATTCTGATATGGCTAACGCCATTCATGATAAGATCATCTCGTCCATCCTAAATGACGTAAACCAGTACACCAAGTCTGATGGCAGTAGAATCACCGACCCTCGTGTCCGCATTCAACTTGCCCCGACACACATCATCTTCGATCTCATTGGAGATCTCCAAGAAAACGAACCGGCAATCCGCTGGTTCACGAACAACTACAACGGGGCGCAGTTTCGCTCAAAGCTATCCGAGGCGATTCACAAATGTCTACTCGCGTGGGCACGTAAGAATTACAAGGATATCACATTCGTCGATCAGACCCACATCTGGACACAATCGGAGTAAGAGTGAGGATGGGCTAGTGCCAGTGTTAGGCTTGGAACTGTTTGCCACTACGGACATTGTGTCGGATGGAACTGCTACAAACGCTGTGGCAATAGCCGCCTTAGCTTTATGTGGCGCTATGCTTAAGGTAGTGCAGTCTAGTATCAATGGAGATCGTGAAGATCGTCGTCTTGAAAACGAAGTACGCTTGGAAGAGGCCAAAGCACAAGTACGAATCCAAGAAACCCTTAACTCTCACACTCTCGCTGTTCGGGAGCTAACATCTTGGGTTCGACAACTGCACCATCTAGTAGATAAAGCCAGTTAACCCAGTACACCCACCACCCACAGTGATTGGGGACAACGATGCTCAGAATCTTAACTAGACCAACAAAACTTCTAAAAGGTACAATGATGTTGTTTAAGGGACAAGCAACCAAACGGGCCGAGTACAATGCGACCTTGCAAATCCGTAAAGCAGTTGCTATACGTACACAACAGGTCGCGGAAAAAGCCAAGCAGGAAACCGACGAGCTAGTACAAAAGATACAGGAGTCTCGACGGAATGAATTTCCTTACTAACAACGTACAGTGGTTCGATTTGCTTGTTCTTGCCCTCTACATTGTAGTAATCGCTTATACTGTACCGATCTGGTTTCGTGCGAACGGTACACGTCCGAGCGTGACATTCGTGTTAGGGATCACAGCAATCCTCGGTGCAGGTGCCGGAGTCGGTACAGCGCGGATTGAGGATGCGATCTACCCCGTTATTAGGGGTGTAGCCCTGTTGTGGATTCTCGTGTATGTCGTACGGCTTGCGCGATGGCATCCTAGTCCCAGAATTACCATCGATAAGGAGAGTTAGGTCTATGGATATTGCGTTCAATTTCGCTCTGGCAGGCCCGTTCATCGCTCTGCTGATTGGCTTCGTAAAGGGACTGGTCGATATTCCTACGAAGCTAATTCCACTGGTAGCTCTTATCCTTGCGTACGCTTGGGGAGCCGTCCTGTGGAAAGCGGGCTACACCGATGGCGGATTCGATCTCGCACAGTTTGTAGTTACTGGGTTCTTTACCGCAGCAATTGCATCTGGTGCTAGGGAGATTACCGCTTCAACCATTGGCAAGACGGATACTAACACTCCGTAACACTACAATCTCTCAGTTAAGAACAATAGTGGCCCGTTGACACCTTTAATCTAGAAAAGGTGTTGACGGGCCTCTTGCTATACTGCATTCTCGCAATGGAGTCCCCTTTCATTCATACGGAGAGTGTAAACTTAATGGACAACCTACAGCCTCTACGTGACGCCCTGAAAGCCCTTATGCTGGCTAAAGGCGCACGTAATGTAGAAGAGGATAAGTACGAAGGACTCACATACGCTATCGACTGTGTTAAGCGTATTCTAGTTAACGATTGGTCATTCGCAAAAGCTATGGCGGAGGGTTCGTTTGAATCCTTCTTCGCTATTGAAGCTGGTGCGAAGATCTCTAACGCGACCCGTGAAGTCCTCGATGGTATCATTAGTGCCCTCACCACTCTCTCTAGTGTGGCGAAGGTAACGGCGGCTGATGACGCTCCCGCAGCCGATGCACTAGTACAGGAAGCTCGGGACATCATCGCGGCTACCATGATGGAGATTGAGAAAGCCGCTCCCTCCACTCCACCGGCTGCTCCCGGCTACCCCAAATTCTCTAAGGTAGTAGAAGATCACAAGGTTCCTGCCGGACTCGAAATTATGCCGACCGAGCCGATCTTCATCTTTGAAGAGGCCGAAGGTTCCACCCCCACCGCCCCGCGATTCCGCACACTTGTTATCAAAGAAGGTGTGAGTAAGAACCGAGTCAAGTACAGCGGTAAGGTTCTGAAGGAATCCATCGATAAGCTGGAAGGTCGCGGCATGTACGTCGATCATCCAGCAGGTGCGCGTAGTGGCGATTCTAGTCGCTCCCTTGCTACTAAGGGCGGTTGGTGGGCAAACGTTGAGTACCATGAGGGGATTAAGCTTCCTGATGGCTCAACAATCAACGGCATCATTGGAGAGCTTAATCTACTCTCCCCAGAGAACTCTCCGGTGCCTTGGCTTCCGGGGATGATTAAGGAATCTATCGAGCGCGGGCGACCCGAACTCGTAGGTATCTCAATTCTTGCTGCTGGCAAGACCCAAATTATCAAGGAGAATGGCGTATTCGTTAAGGAAGCACTCAGCATTGATTACTACGCATCAGCGGATGCAGTCGCAGAACCGGGAGCCGGTGGACAGCCACTTTCCCTCATCGCAAATAATGGAGTCGATGTAGACGTGAAGAAAATCGAAGAGATGACTCTGGATGAGCTGAAAGAGGCACGTCCAGACCTGTACGAAGCCGCTGTTGCGGAAATCAAGGCTAAGGCTGCTGGCGATCCGCCCGCGCCCACCCCTGCGCCTAAGATTGAAGCTAACGCCGAATTTACCAAGCTGATTGAAGATACTAAGACTCTTCAGGATCAGCTTGCGGAAGCCGTTAAGAGTGGGCACATCGCTGCTACTCATAACGCGCTTCTCCTTCGCCTTACCAAGTCTCGGCTTCCACAGGCCGTTAAGACTGATCTGCTGGCGGAAGCCGATGGTAAGATCCTCTCGACTGAAGAAATCGAAGCTCTTGTTAGCAAGAGTGAGAAACACGCTCTGTCGGTGATGACCGAAAGTGATGCTCCCGGTCGCCTTCAACCGAACATGCCGATCCGCTACGGTAGCCTTATCGAAGGCGCCATCTCCCCACTCGATCAGGCTCGTGCCGCCCTCGATCTCTTCTTCGGCGCTCCCGTCGAGAAAGAGATGGAAGGTAAGTTCCCGAAGATTCGGAGCTTCTCCGAGTTCTATCGGAACATTACCGGCGACTACGAGTTTAGCGGGTACTACGGCCCCGGTGGTGCGCTTGCCGAGTACTGGGATCAGCCTGCTAACAACTTCGTCGAAGCACTTCCGGGGGCAACGCACATCATTGGTGGTGGTACCATCACGATGTCGAACCTCCTGAACAACTCGATGAACAAGTCGCTCGTTGCTCAGTATCAGGTGCAGAACAAGTGGTGGGAGCCAATCGTTAGTAAGACGGATCTTGCTAACTTCAAGGCTCAACAGCGTGTTCGGTTGCAGAACTTCGGTTCCCTCACCGAGCGTACTGTTGATGGTGCTGAGTACACCGAAATGGACTGGGGAGAAGTCAGCGAGACGTACACCCCGACCGGATTCGGTAACGTTGTGACGGTTGGCCGTCGTGCCATCATCAACGACGATCAGCGGGGTATTCAGCGGATTCCTCAGCTTATGTCGGCATCAGCAGTGTTTACTATCAACGAGTACGCTGCTAACACCTTCTTCCTCGCCAACTCCGGTAACGGCCCGACCCTTACCGATGGGGTACAGATCTTCAACCTCGCTTCGCATCAGGGCAACCGTGTAACCACGGCGCTTGATCGCGCAGCCGTTAACGCCATTCGCCACATCATCATGAAGATGACGAACGATGCTGGTAAGGTCATTGGCCTTTCCGGTCGTGGCTATCTTCTCACCGGCATCGATCTTGAAGATGTCGCCTACGAGCTGATCAAGTCGGTCAATGTGCCTGAGAGCGCAAACAACGCTCCCAACATCCTTGCTGACTCCAGCCGTGGCCTTCTCGGTAACATCGTTGTTCCTCAGTTCACTGATACGAACAACTGGTACTTCATGCTTGCACCTAGCGAGCTTGCTTGTATCGAGATGGGCTTTGTTCTTGGACAGGAGAACCCAGCGTCCTTCGTTCAGGATCAGCCGACCGTCGGCATGGCATTCACCCACGATGCTATGGCGTTCAAGATTCGCCACGAGTACGGTGGTGACTGGATCGACTACCGTGGTGCGGCAGCGTCCATCGTCGCCTAAACCTTCACAGGGAAGGGGTAGGGGGAACCTGAAAATTCCCCCGACACCCCCCTTGACAACTACTACGTACGCACTTTAGTCTAATTGGGAGCTTAGGTTGGGATGGGGTGGCGGTACTACAAAGGTTCGGTAGAGTGTAAGGCAGCGTAGGCCCGAAGCTCCGAACTGGTACCGCCCTCATCCCAACACCAACTCCCACACTTGCTGGGAGTTTTTCTATGTCCGGTCAAACTAAATTCCCTAACGGTATCGATCTCGGGAACAATGCAGTTGTTAATGCTGCTCAGTTCGGTGGTCAGGTGCCGATGGGTGTCTTGCGGATAGCCGCTGATGTTGTGGACGATCAGACAGTCACTATAGGGAGTGATGTCTATCGTTTCGCAGCCGTCGCTACCGACTCCACATCGAATACCGCCAATGGTACGGTTAACAACACTAGGGAAGTGGTGCAGGACTTCTACATGCCTGCCCACGGCTTGATTGTTGGTGACATTCTCCGTATCGAAAACGAGTACATGCGGGTGACAGGGCTTCGTGGAGCCGATTATCTGCATCTGAAGCGCGGAGTCTCAGGCTCTACGATTGCTGCTCACGCCGATGCTGTCGATATCTTTGTCGAGTCCGCTCTCGGTGCTGGTAGTATCGCTGTGGGGCTGAATGCTACCCTTACTCCTGTTGTTGCATCGGCGGCTCTCACTGCTGATATCAACGATCCCACTCGCGGTGTCGAGAAGGTTGTTGCTGTCAACAGTGATGCGAACACCATCCTTGTGATGGGGGCAGCTTCTAAGGGTGGGACGCCTATCGCATCCGCCCTCGCAACTGCTACCACTGAGACTCTTGGTGGGGCCGGTAATGCGTGGGATGCTGCTACACTTACTGGGGGCCGTGCTCCCGGTATTGTTGTTTCAGCTTTCCGAGTGCCAATCGCGGCGGAAGTAACTAAGGGTGAGATGTGGTTCGCCTTCCCCTTCACGCCGGTCATCCAAGATGTTCGCGTCCGTACTACAGCTACGGGTGCTAACATTGCTTGGGATGGTGGCGCATCCGTTGTAGGTACAAGGGTTAAGCTTACTAACGCTGGTGCAACTGACTGGGCAACTACCGATACCGTCGAGGTCGTCGTTAGCGACTCGTAAGCCACTCCCGCTTCCCGAGTGTAGGGGGTGATTACGCCACTCCCTACACTCCCATTACCCATTACTCGTTTTGAAGGATTGAGGATTAATCCAATGGCTAAGCCCAAGCTCAAGACTATTGAAGAGATCGAAGCTCAAGTAGAGGCCGAACTTGAAGCTGAAGAGGCTGCTGAGGCTGCGATCGCGGATGAAACGATTGAGGCTGCTGAAGCTGACATCGCAAGCGAAAGTGACAGCGATCCTGAGCTTGACGCGATTGCTGAACTTTCTCAGGCTGCAATTGACGCTGTGGAAGCTTACGACGAAAAGTTTGAATCGCGTTTCGGTGATCAGAACAATGAGGGAGCATCTGCGGCTGGCTTCCTCTTCACGATCTTCCCTAAGTGGGAAACTTGGACACGCGCTCAGCTACTCCAAGACATCAACACTTGGAAGAAACTCATTCCCCCGGTGGCTGATACGTGGGAGTACTCCAACGCCGATTACATCCGCTATCTTGCCTACCTCAACCATTGTGGTGCCCAGTCGAGTAAGCCGCTCAATCTTGATGACTTCCTCGCTGAGTACTGCTAACTCATCCACTCCCATTATCCCAACCTAAGCTCAAAACTCCCGTACTCTAAGGACGTTAACATGCGTAAGTGGATTGATGTAATTACTGGGGCTGCTGCTGGTGGTGCTGGTGTTGCTACTGCTACTGGAACATCTCAACAGTCGATGGATCTTGGCGAGATCGAAGCAGTAGCGTTTACGTTTAGCGGGACTGCTCCAGCTACTACTGATCTCACACTTACGCTTCTTGGAAGTGGCGGTCAGCCAGATCAAACGGTAGTAGTGCGCTCCAACAGCGGTACACCCGATACCCTCTATCCCCGTGTCTCAGCCAAGCTAGTTGATGCTGCCAGTGCTGCAATCACAGGCGCGTGGGATAAGATCATCGGTAGTGGCCGTCTCAAACTCGATGTTGCCCAGTGCGATAACGACGTTGTTACTACGGCACGGGTGTACTTTAAGAAAGATTAACACGGGCTTAGGCTCTGTTAATCTTGATTGACTGGTAGGGTTAGGAGTATGTGGGCGCTCGCTAACCCTACCAGTCACCTGACCCCGCCTTTCGGTCACTACAAGTCCGCAAGACTTCCCCCACCGGAGAATCTGAGATGCCGTACACCAAACTTACGCTCCGCACCGCCGTCCGCTCGATGCTACAGAACGTCGGTTCGGCATCTCTTGATGACGCTAAACTTGACGTACTACTTGCACAGGCTAAGCGCCGACTTGATCGTGATAAGCCTAACGTAGCAACCACCACGATTGCTGGTACCGGCAAGAAGTTCTATCAACTCACAACGACTGTGGTGGGATGGATGAATCAGTTTTCAACCATCCAGATTATCCAGAACCCCAAAGTTGTTATCGCGAACGATGATGTTGTACAACTTTCTGACCCCAAAGACATTGAGATCGTTGAGCAGGACTCACTAGAGTATTTGAGGTTGGATACTGGAATCGCCTCCGGTACCAACGCCCTCGTGAAGTTCACGACCCCGTGGCTACTCGATGGTATCGACGGGGCGACATCCACCACGATCCCCTCCACTCTCTACAATGCGCTGGAGTTTATCTCCGCATCGGTAGTATGCCTGTCGCTGTCCGCAAAGAGTGCTGGGCAGTTGGACGATCAGATTGAGGCCGATCTCATCAACTGGAGAGGCAAACAAGCAGAGTACAAGTTTGCGGCGAGGGACTTTGAAGAGAACTACCTTCAGGAAATCGGTCTAGACAAGAGTAAGGTGCGCGCAGTTATGTTGCGTATGGACTACGACCGTGATCCCCAACGTATCAGCTACCTTACGCATGGGGGACGTTAACACTTGCCCGCTACACTAATTCGCTCCACTATCCAAGCTACTATCAAATCCACTCTACAGGGCGTGACGGGTGTAGAGAATGTGTATGAGGATTTTCCTCGTGCTAATGATGTAGACGAATTCATTGCTAAGTTCATGGAGAGTGATGAAACTAATCTTCAGTTCTGGGTAATTACTAGGATTGCTTCACCACCTAATACTTCTGAGAACGCCTCCCGCATACCAGTGAGATCAGTCTGGTACAACCACCAATTCGATATCAGCTTATGGTATGGGATCAAGACTGACGATTCTGAGACTAAGTTCCAAGCACTCATTGACGTAGTGCTGGGAGTGTTTGCTGATAAGCGTACTCTTAGCGGATGCTACGTTCCTGTACCACTAGGACTCTATAGTGTGAGGAATGATGTCAAGAATCAAGTGCAATGCAGAGTGGCGAGTTTTAGTGTGGTTGTAGTGGAGCAACAGAATGGTTTGACACCTACCTAGTTTTCTGTTTAACTCCACTGTAACGGTACCGTAATGGTGACCGCTTTAGCGCCCAAATGTGAGGTTACTAGACTATGCAAATCGATACAGTTCGTGTGTACTGTAAGCAATCTGATTGTGGTATGTCGTTCGCGTACAACGAATTCGTTGTACACAATCATATTGTAGATCTGCCGGAAGATCTTGCCAACGACGTAGTCTTTAGTATGCCTAACAGGTTTGGGTTTGCACCGTGGCCTGACGATCAGAAGGAAGAAACTGAGTATAGCATTCCAGAGGGATATGAGATGCGGGACTCAGACTTCGCAATTCCATCGGCGGAACGCGAGGCTTTCCTAGCTGAAGTCGAGAAGCATACAGTTGAGATTGCTGAAGCTGAAGCTGCTGAAGCTCTCCTAACTCCGACCGAATAGCATTCCTAGCCCACCACACAATCTCCAAACTTAGAAAGTAACCTCTCAGGATTTTAAGGAGCTAGGAAATGACTCAGGCACAAGCATTTGAGCAGATCATTGCGGTTGCAAAAGAAACGGTCTACGGTACAGGTGTTGCCCCCACCGTCTGTATTCCTGTAGTATCGGGTGGCGGTAGTGCTCAGTTCGATGTTGTTTGGGACGAAGGTAAGCGTGGCCTTCCATCGGCTGACTTCGGAGCATGTGTTGGTAATGGGCATGGGGAATTCCAGATGGAATCTCTCGTGTACCCAGTTGAGATCGGCCAAGTGCTTATGGCGATCTTCGGTACCGATACTATTACTGGTGCTGGCGATCCCTACACCCACACTCTAACAGCCGCTGTACTTCTCCCGTCCTACACCGTTGAGGATCAGATCATCGGTGGTGCTAATGGTGGGCTTAGGTTCGTAGGAGCCAAACCCACTAGTGTCGGATTTACGTGGGAAGCTGAGTCGGGAGCGGTAGCGGCCAACAGCCAATGGATGACCCGCACCCCCACTAAAGTAACGGCGACTAACCCGGCGGTGTCCGCGACTTTGGGATGTGGCTACGGCGGTTGGCAGACAACCGTAACGAGTACCGGGATCACTGGTCGTGTAGTTGGCGGAGAGATCAATCTTACTCGCGAACTTCAGATGGTGTACACGGGTGCTAACGTAGCAAGCCCGAACTTTGTGAACAATGGCCCACTCAGGTACGAAGGTTCGCTTACCGTTATAGCTGACTCGCTTGCTGACTTTGACCGGATCATTGCTGATACTCGGCAATCGCTTAGTATCAAGTTCAGCTACGAGAGTACCCCGGCGAAATCGTTGGAATTCCTCTCAACTAGTACGTTCTTTGCAGCGGCACCCCTCGAATATGATCGTGGCGGGATCGGTGTACTTGTAAAGGTTGGGTTCCGTGGTCTCCACAACACTACCGATAGTGGTGTTGTTCAGGCGATCCTCAAGAATCCTAAGACCCCGGCCTACTAGGCTGCTAGCTTAGGCCACCAGCCCATTAAGGAGATTGGCCCACACCCATGTACAAAACCGTTAAACTAGATCTTACTGCTAAGTTCGATCTCAATCGCGAGTTCTGGGTAGAGATTGTTCCGTCCGCGTGGCTCCCTAAAAGTGTCACACAGCAGATGGGCAATCTCTACACCGATAGTGCAGTAAGTGAGACTACGCCTGAAGAGATGGAGCTTCTGGAAAAGAATGATCCAGAAGCTATCAAGCGTGCTGTCGATCAGATGGACGATCAGTTCGCCTTCCTTGCAAAGTCCCTCACCTTTCTGGTAGTGGACTGGAACCTTATTGACAAAGATGATCACAAGCTCGACATTCCCAAGGTTCTTCAGCAAGATGGTGATGAGCTTCTTATCAAGAAACTCGCTGAAGTACCGATGGCACTACTTCAGTACATCTTTGAATCAGCCCAAGCCGAGGATTACTCAGCGATCCCTTTAGTGAAATCGAAGCAGCAAGTGCCGCCATCGCCCGCGCCAATGCTGCTTCATCCAGTGGAAGCGGCACTGGAACCAGAAGCGCAGCCGCTACAAAGTTAGCACAGTTCAAAGCGGCTGGGGGTGTGATTCGTGGTCAATCCCCAGCCTCTCTTGTTAACCCTGAAACTGTTGAGCGCCTTATCGCCCCACCTGATTGGCTTCTTACTTGCCGTCTTATGCTTCTTCTTCACAAAACGGAGAAAGAGATATATGATGGTATGAGTCAAGCTATGATCAATCGACTAGCGTGGGTGTTACAGCAGGACGCTGATCGTGAGGCACTTCAGCAGGCTGAGCAAGAGGCTAAGATGAAGGTGACTCAGCAAATGAATAATCGGGGTGGTGTACCTCCCACAGCTTCCTCCCCATCACCAGCTATGATAAGGCGATAACATGGCTACTACAGCACGAGTGGACTTCGGTGGATGGGAGAATCTTCACAAGCGATACCGGGACGCGAGTGAAGCTTGGCCCACTGAGCTTTCTAGTATGTTAGGCGAGATTGGTCAGATCGCCAAGATCGAAGCAATCCGCATCTACACTTCAGAACCAAACACTGATGTTGGGGATAAGCTTCCCTCAATCGATAGTGGTAAGTTCGGTAAGAACATGCGAATCGCTAGAGGGGGCGGTAAGATACGTCCGTGGATCTCTATCTACTCTAGTGCGGAGTACGCGAGGTACGTTGAGCTAGGCGGCTATCTTGATGTAGGGCGGGTAACTAATCGGGCGCGTCCTAAAACTGGAGAGGCTGGGCGGAAGCACTACGGACAGTTTGCTGACGAGATTCATGCATGGGCTAAGCGAAAGTTCCCCGGTAGAGGGGTCAAGTTCGCGGATAACACTATTGAGAAGATCATTCGTGAGGGGGTGGAGGGACGAAGAGTGTTGAGACGTGCAATCTCTCCCACCAATTCTCGATGGGTCAATGCTTTCCATTTTACCATCTCGAATCGTGTAAGCGAATTCATTACTATGTTTCTTGTCAAACGCTAGATTTCGTGGTAAAACCTAACTGCCCCACCCCCTCCCCTAATACGTAAAGGCTCCCCTCTCATATGACGCAGGATGCTTATAGCGCGCGAATCACTCTTGATGGTTCACAGGTTGAAGCTGAGTTTCTAAAGCTGGCTCAAGCGAGCGGTCGATGGAATCAAGTAATGGCTGCGGCTGTTACTAGCGGATTGAAGCCCCTCGCCGCTAACATGGACATCGCTGCTCAGAAGCTGAATCTCGGGCGGGTTAGACTTGCTGGGGTATCGGTAGCGGTTGGGCAACTTACTGATAAGACAGCCGCCTCACTTAAGCCTCAACAGCGACTAAGGTACGAAGCTTCTAAACTGTTCGATCAGTTTAAGAAGCTGAGTGTTAGTGCGGTTAAGCCTACCAGTGCAAGTCTGTTGAAGCTTGCTGCGGCTTTTGATGCTGCTCAGCAACCAAAGGGGTTGCCGAAGGGATTGTTTACTGCGGCGGCTCAGCAGCTTCGTCAGATGGAAGCATTGCCGGGGGCTGCGCGTACATCGCTTCGAGAATTGCTTGCTACCGAGCGTCAGTCAGCACAAGAACGAGTTGCAGCGCGTAGAGCTTTACACGATCAACTATTTAGAACAGATAGTGCTCAGTCTAGACTTCGTGTTGATCTTCAGCGGAAGGAAGCTAACGAGGAACGAAGGATCTGGCACGAGAATGATTCGTGGCGTCGTAGCACTAATCGCGAAGATGCTGGTCTTGGTAGTGCATTTGCATTAGCTGCTAAGCGTCGAGATGCTGCTAGGGAGCGGATGCTTGGGTCAGCTAGTGGATTGGAGAATCGGCTTGTAGGGAGTCCACAAGCTACTACACTTTCCCCTCTAGTTGCACAAGCGAGGGAGCTTGCCAGTAATGTAGAAGCAGCACGTTGGCAGTTCGATGAGATGCGTAAGAGGATCATCGAAGGCGGGCGCTCCCTCACGTACAATAACAATCAAAGTAGAGTAGCGGCGGCAGCAGCGAGGGAGCAAGCACGTCAACAGCGTGAGGCTGCTCGATCCGCCGTACTGCTTGCTAGAAGTGCTGAGAAAGTTAAGACTAATGAGGAAGCTGCTGTTAGGGCGGCTGAGCGTAAAGCTGTTGCTGATGCCAACAAACTAGAAGCAGCGCGTAAGCTTGAACATGCGATGTCATCGCAGGCCCAGCACAACACTAAGACTGAGAAGTCGCTACTCCGCGTAAGTTCGGCTGCTCAAGGTGTGATGTTGGGGCAATCTCTACTCCAACGTCAGGTCATTGGTGTGGGGTTTTCGCTGATCTTCGCTCGATGGGCCATCCTCAAATATATGGCTGCTGCTGCTGCCCTCACTATTGTGATCGGTGGGGCTGCCGGTCTAACCCGTGCGTTTATCGGTCTTGCGAGTGCTGCTGAAAAGAGCTACATCGAGCTAGAGAAGTCGGGGCAGAAGCTTGCTAACTTCTTCCAGTCCGCTGACGTAGCTGCTAAGATTAAGAAGCAAGCTGCTGAGATGTCTAGAGCTTACAACATCCCGAGGGAGAATGCTGAGAAGCTACTCGCAACTCTTGAGAGTATTGGGCTCAATCAAGACGTTTATCGGATGGCTGATGTCAACGCCGCTGCTGCCGGTGTAGGTAGTGAGGGTGACTTTGCTCAGCGGTTGAAGGATATCACCAAGGCGGATGCTAGTTCTCGCGGTGAGATGACTCGTCAGCTTGCTAAAGACTATGAAATTCCTATCAAGAAGTACATGACGAGTCTGGAGATTGCGAACGCTGTTAACAAGCGATTCGCCAACTCTGCTGAGCAAAACGGTAAGACTACCAGTGCGGCCATTAACCAAATGACCCAATCATGGCTTGACTTCAAGATCATGGTCGGGGCCGTTGTTAACAACTTCCTACTCCCACTTTTCGGCCCTATCATGGGGTTCCTGAACGGAATCAATGCTGGATTCGCAGCGGCCCTGCAAACCGGAAAAGATACCGGCACCTTAGACAAGAATACTCAGGCTTTCGCCCAGACCATGCGGAAGCTTATCCCCTTCATGACGCAGTTCGGTTACATACTGGGTACGGTAATCTATAAGGTTATCATTCGTACGGCTCAGATCATTAAGGTACTAGCCGACACCCTTATTCGGTTGTGGAACAAGATGAAGCCTGTAGTGGACTTCATGCGAACGTTTATCAAGATTGCTAAGGAATTCCTTGATAAGATGCTAGCATGGATGCTTCGTAACAAAGACATCATTACTACATTGGGTGTGTTGGCGTTCCTGTTGTTTGGGCTCCCTCGCCTCTTCACCCTTGTAGTGGATGCCATCACATCACTGATTGGCGGTCTTGTCAGTCTCGGTAAGGCGATCTTGGGACTTCCCAAAGCGACTGTTGACTTCTTGGTCAAGGGATTCAAGGAAGCAAAAGAAGCTGTTGAGAATCTGTTGAGGCAGCTTGGACTCCTAAAGGATAAAAGTGTTAAGGTCAGTACTGACACTGGTGGCATTGATCTTGATAAGATTCGTAACTACAACGACCAACTTGCTAAGATCCCCGAAACTATCCATACTAAGGTGACGCAGGATCTCCCTACTGGTACTGTAGCTCCGGGACTGCCCCCCACCGATGGTAAAGCGGAAAAGTCGTGGAATCTGTTTGGCGTAAAGATTAGCATGAGCTTCCTCAAAGGTATGGCCGGAAGTCTCGCTACTGGTTTAGGTGTAGCAATCGGTGGTGCCCTTCTAGGTATCTCTGTTGGCACATTGCTGATCGCAGCAGGTGTAGTGGCTGCGGTCATCGCATTGGCCTTGATAGTTGCCTTCCCACGAGAATCAGGTCAGATCGCTGGTGCAATCGCTGGTATGTTAGTCAATGCACTTGCGCTAGTACCGGGCCTTATTGTTTGGGGACTTATTGCAGCCGTCAGTGTTGTTATAGGACTAATGGCAGCACAGTTCAGTTTAGGTCTCAGTGTAATGATAGGGGTATTCCGTATCCCATTCGATACCCTAGTCAACATGGTTCGTAACGTTGCGAGTGATGTTAAAGATATCGGGTCATCTCTATTCTCAGGTGACTGGCTTGGGGCACTTCAAGCTAGTGGCGACCTCCTAAAACACATCTTTCTTACCCCTTGGGAAGATATGGGTATTGGGATCAAGAACTTCGGTATCGATCTCAAGACCAACATCATTCCTAAGTTCTTTGATGATACTTGGTTCGCCATTTCAGGCCCGACAGGTATAGGGAAGCTGATTGAGAATATCAAAGAGCCAGTTAAGCATTGGGCCGAAGAGTTTGGTAGGGGCTTCGGTGAAGGTTGGGAAGAACACGTCAACCCTTCCCTTATGGGATTCTTCTCAAAGGCTTGGAATGGAATCAATGATGGGTTTGGTACCGGCGACAACTACGGGTTAGTTAATGCCATGCGTGTAGGGTTCCGAAACCTTGCCCTTATCGGAGATAACATTGGTGATCCATTCAGAAGGTTCAAGCACTTCCTCTCTAGTGTTGGGGATGCTATAACGCGCTTCATTGATTGGCTTAGGGATAACGCCCACAACCTGAACCCTGCTAACTGGATCGGTGGAGCAATCTCGCGAATCGGTGTACCTAGTTTTGGTGACTACGCTATGGGCGGTGTGGTACCGGGCGCACGGGGTACTAAGCAACTTGTAATGGCTGAAGCTGGTGAAGTATTCCTCGGTGCCCCTGCTGTTGCTGCTAGTAGCGGACGACTAGGTGGATTAGGCGGCGGTGGCACCACCAACATCTACGTCTCGGTTGCTGATAGCGTAATCACTAACGACGCCTCCATTACTGATCTCACTGATCAGATCGCTGGCAAGCTAGTGCAGCGACTGGGTGTAGCTCGTAACCTAACATTCCACAGGATCTAGTGCTTCATGGCTTTTCAGCTTCTAATCAACGAAGTAGACTACACCGATAACTTCGTGTTGTCCTCCGTACGGATAAACGAGGGGCTTCAGGCTAATGGACAAAGTATGTCGGGGATTGTACAGCTTAGTGGCGCGTTGGCTCGTCCAATCGGTGGCAACACAATACGCTTATTTCGGGATTCTACTTTGGAGTTTGCAGGACGTATTGTAGTATCAGAACAGACACAGCCTACCAGTGCCCATGCCCTACTGTTTCACTATCAGCTTGAATGTGTTGACTGGACAGCAGATCTAGATCAGACGTTTCAGCAGGTGCAGTACGATCCTGGACAGTACGCCGGGGATATAGTCAAAGCACTAGTAGCTCTTGTCGGACGCGGCTTCACCACCACCAATGTAGTTAACGGCCCACAGATTGACGGTATTAAGGCGGATATCGAGCCCCTTAGTGGGATCATTACACGTATCGCAGAGGCTATTGAGCACCAGTGGTACGTCGATTACAACCGAGACATTAACTTCTTCTACATACTTGATCGCCCAGCACCAATCACTAGTATCGACTTTGACACCGATATCACTAACTACTTTGATCTTACTGTTGCTGAGCATGTGGAGCATGTTAAGAATGCTATATACTTGACTGGGGCAACGGTTAAGTCCCAGACACAGGATCAGATCATTAACTACGCTGATGGCGACACTCGCTTTTGGCCGCTCAACTATCAGCCGTGGAGCCAGACGGACATCACCGTCAAAGTGAATGATGTTCCCCAAACCGTTCTACTAGATGGTGTGGACGGCTCGGCTGGAGATGATCAAGCACCAACCTCTAGTGTATACGTCTGTATCGATAACTGGGGAATCCGCTTCCCAGATACTATGCCACCGACTCTCAACGATAAAATCGAAGTCCTATACAACTACGCATTCTCCCCAGTTATTTTAGTAGAAGATCCAATTTCCATTGCTAATATGATGGCGCGTGAGAATACTGCAATTGCCCCATCTAACGGACGACACGAGTTCAAGTTCGATGTACCAGATCTCCGCGTCGAGACAGAAGATACCATTCTTGACTACGGAACACTTCTACTAGCCCGTTATAGTGCGCCAAGCTACACTCTTAACTTCAAAAGCTGGACGCAGGGATGGCAAGCTGGACAAACCTTTACAGGAGTGTCAACAACTAGAAGCTTGCCAAGCACTCAGTTCTATGTTATAAGTGTGACTAAGGCAATTCTAGCTAAGAAAAAAGATGGCCCGGCAACAGATACTCCAGCGTTTGAGTACAACATTGTTGCTTCCTCCGTACCGTTTCCTCAATAACCCTTGTTTAGTTTAAGGACGTGGTTGTGGCATCTTCAAACATCGATCGTTTCAGTCGTATGGTTAACAACCTGTATACGCGCGCGTTCGAGAAAGATGCCCAGAAGTTCAATACGCTATTTAATAAGACTTCTAATCTTCTCGATACTAGTTTAGACGCTCACGGACTTCGTAGTCTTAGTAGCTTGATAATGCGCGACTTGCCAATTAGCTACACCCACTTGGACACGCTAATACCGGCTGGTACACCGGCCTACAACCTTCCTATCAAAGATCGTATTGATACGGTAAATTCTTGGTACGCAGCGGACGCTACTAAGCTTACTAGAGTAGCTAGCTTACTTGGTGGTAACCTTCAAGACTACGCTTATCAGTTTGCGGCTACGTACATGAACAAAGCGGATGCTGCTGAGTACGATGTTACTAGCTGGACGTGTGAGGCGCTAGTAAAGTTCACCAGTACCGCGACTATGAAGTTAGTGGGGCAGGGGACTACGGCTACGGGTTGGGGCATGTGGCTTACTAACAAGAAGCTTACGCTTGTGAGCGCACTTGACTCAGTGAATACCAGTAATGGTGCCGACCTCAATGATGGATTAGTTCACCACGTTGCAGTTACTAGAAACGCTGGTAACACACTTAAGTGGTTCGTTGATGGTGTTGAGGTTGCTAGTAGTACCATTACCAATGTTAGCACCACTGCCCTAAGCGGCTCGCTAGAAATTGGCAGTAGTGCTAACCCCTTTACCGGAACGATTGATGAGGTTGCGACCTACAACTACGCGCTTACCCCAACACAGATCGCGGAACACTACGCTACTATTAACGTAGTAACTGCGGCAGCAACTAATTCAGTTGGCAATGTAGGATGGTACGTACCGCCACTATCTCGCGCCTACGCTGATATGACGGCTTCTGGTAGTGATCAGTCTACTGAGCCTAGTGCCTACGGCTTTAGCGGAACCGTAAATCTGCAATACCCTGCGGCTATGTTTCTGGGTAATCCGGGTTGGGGCTGGCTTGTAGTACGAATACGTCCAACGTGGAGTAATACCGCTGGCGTATTGCATCCTATCTTTACTCATAATGACGCGGATCGTACCTTTGAGTTAGTCTATAAAGCTACAAACGTTTGGGCATTACGTATAGGTAATCCCGGTGTTAGCGTTGGCGAGGTTACTATTGCAGCTACCCACATTGCGAATCAAGACATTACATTGGCTGCACAATGGGTGGGTTCTGGCAGCGGTATTAAGTTAAGTCTTGATGGAGCAGCATTTGTATCTGGTACATCACAGTCTCCCGGTGCTGGCCCAACTAACTTTATGTTTGGCTACGATGGTGCTAATAGTTTAGCAGGCGCAATTCATTGGGCTGTAATGGGCGGACTCGCAGCGACAGATGAACAGTTATCAGATGCCGATGTTGCTGTCTACCACGCACACGGAAACCGTGATCCTATTTGGGATACAATTCCTAATATCCGAACTACCAAACCAGCATTCTTGTGGGATGGTAGAACTAACGCTCATACTTCACTAGCAGTCTTTGGGGAGTAGCAATTATGCTCAAAACGACATTGGACTTAAACATTAAGGGTAGTCTACTCCTAGAGTTTATAGACGAAGATACTGGAAAGATCAAGTACGAGCACGTTTTTAATAACGTGACCGATAATCTTCGGTCAGCAGTTGCCAGCGCACTGGCTCAACAGACCGCCGGTTCACCATCGCACATTGCGCTGGGGACTGGTGCGATTAGCGAGAACGCGCTCTCTAATGAGAGTAGTTACGCCTATCTTAATGGTACAGGCAGCGCCACACAACAGCTTGCAACCCTATGGACGGTTCCTGCAACCTACGACTCCTACTACATTGCTAAGATCCTACTTCCAATGGTACGTACTACCACCGATGCTAGCAACTTTACAGTAGAGTTACAAACTAACAGTGCAGGTGTTCCCAGCGGTACACCTGTAACTAATGGGGTAAGTAGCGCAGTAGCATTTAACTCATTACAGTTAACTACACCCTACACGTACGTAGATTTCTCGTTCCCAACCCCGCCGACAATCCTCTATGGTACCACTTACCACATCGTACTTAAGACAGACGCAGTTACTTTGGCTGATGCTATACACCGATGGGCAACCGACTGGACTTCACCGACCGGGCCGTTCGATACACTCAAATACTACAATGGTAGTGCTTGGGGAGCTTGGTCAGGTAACCCCAAACCAATAGGTCGTGTTATCCCAACAGCTAATCCTAACTTTACTTCTATCGTTGGGCAGCTAGGAACGCGAGCGGCAATTACGAGTCGTTCTAAGTCTAGCAACAATATTGTAAGGTTACTTGGATCATTCAATGCCGGGGTTGCTACCGACTTCATTGGTATGGCAGCACTCTACGATGCTTCGACATCTGGAAATCTACTTGCGCTTGCTAACATTGGATATAATAAGTTGGCGAACGTTCGGCTTAACGTCTACTGGTTGTTGGAGCTTAACTAGTTATGGCTAATACAGAAGTTGTTTGGGGCACAAAAGTTACGGCGGCTAAATCTGGGGAAGTTCTTGCTGGAAGTAGTGCGCCTCCCGGTCAGGCATTAGGAGACTTGTGGGTTAACACAGCACCTACTAATGAGAATCGTCCCCGCTTCCAAAACGATGCCAGTGGTGCTCGTAAGTGGGAACAAGATATTGGTGTAAGGTGTATCTGGCAAGACCGTGCCTACGGAAGCGTTAGCAGTGCGGTTGCGGACAGCACCGTCTACACCGTTAGTGGTATTAGTCTAACTCTTGGATCACTATCGTACATTGTAAAGTTTCAGGTTAAAACTAAGGATTCCAATAGTAGTAACAATAACGACTTCGGCTTAAAGCTGAATGCTACAATTGTGAACTCGACTACGACTAACTACATTTATCGTGCTGTAGGTGCCTACTACGATGAGATCGAACTCTGGCTGCCTTATCACGGTGCGCTTGCAGGACAGTTTGGACACGCCATTGCAGCGCAAAATGGTGACTCTAGTATTGGGATTAGAAATCAAAAGTTGTTAGGGCTTAATGCTAACCTTCCTGATACCATTACTAGTATTACGGTGCTTGGCGTTAGTCCCGGAGCTACAGGTACGCTGTACGCTGGGTTTATGGAAATCTGGGAGATCTTCTAAGCTATGAGTACTGAATTCGTTACAGGTCAGAAACTTGACACACGCTGGAATCGTATAGCTTCAGGCAGTGAACGTCCATTGGAGTACGAAGCGCCACAACAAATCTGGGTAAGCGACAAGGTACCTACTAGTCTTGATGGGCCAAACCTTATAGCTAATCCTAACTTTGAAGTAGACACTGCTGGGTGGGCAGCCTTAGCGGGTGGTTCGATTGCTAGAACTACAACCTACAAGTACTCGGGCGTTGCCGGGGCCACAGTAACTAGTAGTGCCATAGGTGATGGCACTAAGTACGCACTAGACTTAGAGCCTAACCAATACTACGTGTTTGGGGCTAAGATCGCGCGCGCTTATAACATCATTCTTGAAATGAGCGATTTGGTTGATATTACAGCCGCTGTGAATACTGGAATTACTAACGGTGGTTTTGATTGGGTAACAGTACGTGGAACCTTCTTCATTGACAGTACGCATACATCGTGTGAACTTCGCGCTAAGAACAACACAGCAACAGTAGGACAAACATTCCAACTCGATAATGTGTACGTTCGGCGCGCTCAGCTAAATTCTACGTTAAATGCTAGCTTAGACCTGCCGTGGCCTGAATGGTTTGCTTACGATGGACGGGATTGGTCACGCGCTGTTCGTGGAATGCGTCTACTTGCAGCCTCTGGAAACATTGCACTGAATAAAGTTATTACCCCAAACTATCAGCGCACGTACTATCAGGACGGATTCCAGATTCCCCCCACAAGTGGTGTACTAATTCGACAACGCTTCCGGCAGGCCGCAGGCGGTAGTGGCACTCCGGCTAATGCAGTTGCTGTATATCTAAACGGTAGTAGCCAGTATAGTGTTTCTATAAATCATGGGTCGGATGCTCTTACAGTAGAATATGGTGGAGAGGTAGAGTTTTACCTTTCTCCACGATATCAATACATTGAAACGTTATCTGGGGCTATAAACACTAAAAGTGTATCGCGTTCTCAAAATAGTTACGGATATACTGCCGCAGCCGGAGCTTACGGACAGCTACGATCCTATGGTGGTGGGGTAACTACTATACCAGAAGTAATTACCTCCATAGACTTACGCGCTAGGGTAAATGCTTCTAACTCAAACCAAACACAATATTTTGGGCCGACTCAAATCTTTGAAGTGCTGGGAGCAAACTAACAATGACTGTTCCAACTATACTACCGATAAAAGGCCCAGATACCTATCTTGTAAGTGGTGGATCAATTGATCAGCCCCAACAGAATGGGCCGATCTTAGTCGAAGCCGGGAATATCTACACGGTAGGGACTACGGCTCCGACTGCGCCAATTGAGGGAGCGGTATGGGCTGATACCAGCACTGGCTCTAGTGTTATAAAGTTCTATCGTGGTGGCTTGTGGGTAGACGCTAAGAATACGGTAGCATATCGAAAGGTGGGGAGTAGCGTAAGCTTTAGCAGCGCAGCTAATCCAGCAGCAGCTGTAGATGTTAAGACAATTAGTGGGCTTAACATTGCTACTAGTAAGGGCATCGAGATCCGTGGAAACTGCTACATGACTAGTAGTGTAGCGGCGGCAAGTAAGAAGCTAGCAATTGGCTTGAAGATCAATTCGACAATTGTTAATGAGGCCGATCATGCGAACCCTGATGCTAACGTATGCTGGGGCGGTAAGGTAGCAAATGATACAGGGACAATCTATGGATCGTTTGTTATTAGGATTCCAAGGCGTGATGTTGGAGTTCCCACTTACGCAAGCATTGGCGGATCTCAGTGGTGCGCGTCTGAGTACACTCTTACGCAAAACTGGGGAGCACTAGGCTACACGGCTGGCGTTCCAGTAGTTGCGATTACCAGTATAGCATTGCGGGCTAAAGCATCACCGGGAACCAACTGTATAGCGTACGTTGGCCCAGTGTACGTATTTGAAATAGACGAGAGCTAACTTTAGGGACTAGCTTTCGCTCCCACCCTCAATACTTTCGCCCGGTTGGGTTGATAATCTCAGGTGATATCTACGTCGGCAGAGTACACAGGATGCTAACATATCGGTTGTGGTGATTGGGTCGTTGGCTGGGCCGGTCACCCCGTAGGCCGCTTTGTAGGGGGTGCGTAGAAGGGCTTGGAGTCGGGCGGTACCGGGCGTTACAAGTCCGCAAGACTTGCCCGTAGCGACCGCTGGCGAACCCGTGGCCCCCAAAACGGACACGTCCACCGCACCGCAGTCCCAACACGCCATATCTTGTACGATCATCGCTTTTAGAAACTTAGCAACCTGAAACCGCTCAACTCGTCTAAGAGCATCACTACAGGTGTAGTCCTCTTGATAGGAGCAGAAGATCTGATCGTTGCGATGAGGGGTGAAGGTTTTGAGACAAACAATGCAGGTGCGGGGCGGATAATCCATAACTTTATATATCTCCTTCGTGCGGCCACGTCACGATTACGCCATCTCGATCTTTGAAGATTCGTACTATTGCGGGGCGTCCAGCGGATTGGCAGATTGGGCATAGTGCGCGTTTGTGCTCCCAATCTATAGAGGATGGGATAGGTTCGCTTTTACTACCGGAGCAGTCGGAGTGTATGATTGGCACTTAACTTTTCCCCTGTCCATTGATAGCAGCGCGATACGCATCCATATCGGCATTCTTCAGTGCCTCAATTGCTGGCTTGCCACCACCTTCTGTATCGCCATTATCATAGGTCTCTGCAAGGCGGCTGAGCCATAAGCAAGCTGTTTCTAGCGCCATCGCTTTACGCTCTAGTTCGTCTAGCAACTCGGGCAGAGCGTTCACAGCACGAAGGATGAGGGCGGTTGGCAAAGTCCTGCTGCCACTTACAGGGTCACGCGGCGGTATGCCAGCCAGCAGCTTCCGCAGCCTCGCGATTGTCTCGGGGGTTGTCTCGGGGGTCATGACAGCGCTTCCGCAATCACGATGAGAGCCATCCCTATAAGAGCGCATCCAAAAAGCCATTCAGCCCAATTATCGTAGTTCATGACTTCTTTTCCTCCCACGACAACGACACACTGCCCTTGTCATTCCCGTACACCGAGTTCTTGAAGTCCGTTAGACGCGCTTCGTCTCTCTCGACAAAGTCGGCTAATTGCCGAAGCAGGGCGGCTGCGAATGCCGCGTTAGGGATTCCACGCATTTCATCAGCGAGGGTCATTCGGTCTCTCCTATCAGCCGGTCGGCCTCTGGCGGGTAGAGCGTTGCAATAACGAAGAAGCACACAGAACACTGTAGGTCAGTGCCTTCCTCCAACTCATCAAGCAGTAACCGCTGGATGGTCGCGCAGTTATCACAATAGATGCGCTGGCCTTCTACTGGTTGCTTCATGACCCCTCTCCTGTCAGCCGGTCGGCCTCTGCGATGGAGGCTCCGAGTTCTTTGAAGTTCCATCCATAAAACTCAGCCTCCATCTCCTTTTTTGTCGCGTCCCTGAGCCGCTTGAGGGCAGCGGTGAGATCGGCGTTACGCTTCTGACTAGATCGTAACCATCCCCACCATTCATCATGCGTCGGCCCTTCTTCCAGACACTGAACATCTCTGCTTAGTACGAGATTGAATATCTCTAATTGGGTGTTACGCTCACGGAGATCCTTGTAGTGTTCGACTAGATCTAGAAACGTTTTGGTAGTCGCCCGTTCCCACATTGCGGCTAGTTCGATGTCCGTAAACGGCTCAGTCATCTTGCGTCTCTAGAGCCTCTAGAATTTCGTAGGACGGTTCAGGATGACTACGCATCTCATGTTCGTAGATGCTCCACCAGACTCGTGAGAATGCGGGGCAGTAGTGACACTTGAAGATTAGCTCGCCCGGCTTCGGATAATATCGTGGATCATTTGAGACTGTTACTGGTGGATGTACGGCCATTAACCTCTCCCCTTATACGTAGCGATGACAGTTACTGCTAGAAAAGTAAGAACCAAGATCGGTGTAGTAATTAGCGGCCAGCGAGTTATGGCCTCAACTATTACAGTGAGTGTGCCTATCAAAGCACATCCAGCAATGATAATCCAGCACAGCATGGATACAACAAACCATTCGTTCTTACCCATAACTTTCCATCTCCGCTTCTTGTTGTACCTTACGTGCGAGTAGCCAGTAGCAGTCATCACATACTGGATACGGAAGAACATCTACTGGGATCATGCACATCTCTTTGCAGACCTCACAGCGTTGAAGTTCCTCCTTCACCGGCTCACCTTCGTACTTGCTTAGTGTAAACTTCATCACTACACTCGCACTCACACTCACACTCACACTACACTACACTTTATGGTACTTGAATGTTGCTACGTTTAGTTGGAGGGGATCATCCTCGATTGCTGGTAAGTCAATCGACATATCAGCAAAGGCTTTGGGGAAACGATTTTGGCACTCCACTGCGATGTAGCCAAATACTTGACGCATCTCAGCCTCCGCTCCTATTGCTGTCCGCATCTCGATAACATGACGTAGCTCTCGGAGGTTGGTAGTCCAGACGATATCGGTTGCTACACCGTGAGGGGCTAGACGCCTGAAGTCCGATGTCAATAATTTCTTAGTGTGGAAGTCCTTGATCTTATCGATCTCCCAGAGAGCAGCGAGTTCTTCTTGCCACTGTGAGAGGATTGCCATCTTATGACCGAACCAATCAGCCATACCGTTCCACCACTCTTGCTGTTCAATCAGCAGCGCGTTCTCCATGCTGGGGGGAAGGAGTGAACCGAAGGACGTAGGGATGGTGTAGTTGATATCTTCAAGACGGACGTAGCGCATCGACTGTTGCGAGAATGCACCGTGGCGATGTCTTACCAATTCGTGCGTGAACACCCTACTGACGTTACGGAGGGTAAACTGAACCGACACATGCTCTAGTACTGAGCCATGACCTGACTCTATGATGTTAGCAATGTAAGCTGCGGGATCTCCACGTACCTTTGAGATATTGGGATTGAGTCCGGCACCGAAGCTCTTGTAGCAGACTCGTCCGGCGAACTCGATTAGCTTCTCGACATCATCATGCCAGTTGTAAAGGTCATCGTTGAAATGCCATTCATGAGCACCGATGTCGTCGAGGTAGCTTTCGATTGCCCCAATACTAGGGAGAGTCATCGCGGTGATGTAGACGTAAGGACGTACAGGTGTGGCGGTCACGAGAGATCACCTTCCCCATCGCTACTAGTAGGAAAGGGTGGAGTGATTCCCATTGCTTCACGCTGCATGATCAGCTTAAGACGAAGCATATCAAGTCGGTAGCTCCACCACCCCGCCAACGTCGCCGCTCCTATCACTGTGACTATAATGATTGTAGCTGCCCAGAGTGCAGTATCCATAGAGGTTGTTAGAACTTCTTTCCGTGTTTGTAGGGGCGACCAACGTTGTAGTTGTGCTTCATCCGAGTAAGAGTGTTGATATATGCGGGGTTGATTCCTATGAGTCCGAAGAGATCCCAAATGCGGATCATAGCGTCGATGAGTTCGATAAGTGGGCCGTCAGGTTTCCACTCACCGCGCTCGTCACGAACTAGCCACCAAGAATCTTCCGGGTGACCGTTACGAAGATGCTCGTGGAGTTCGCTTAGCTCCCCGATAATAAGGAGAATGGACTTGTGCATGTTTATTCTATCTTCATGGAAGCCATGTGCTTTGGCGTTTTGGTGTACGGCTTCTATCCATTCGGGAAGGGTATCGATTAGTTGCCCGCGATATTCAGCAGCAGCGATTAGATCACGGGCTTCTGCTGAATGACTTAGAGCTACGACTACGTTTGAAACTGTTGAGTGGGGTGGAGGCGTCTCGACTACAGCTATAGATTCATCAATAAGCGCATCGATATGATAGCGTTTTGCACGACCACATACATAACACATATCATCTTTGATATCCCCTAACAGATAGCTTGCGCTTTCAGGATAGTGCGTCCACGGATGAGGCTTTGGCTCAAGCCGCTGCTTGATCTCTTCCCTTACCTTATTGGCGGCACAGCCGGGACAGTCAGCGTCGTGATCCTTTGGATCATAATCGAGGGAGACTCGCTGTCCACTAATTGTGTGCATGTTCTTAAGTTCACCCATAGATGTAGAGCGTTGATCAGACATCGAATTTGTTACCTTCCCAGTCCCACGGCCCCACCCATAGGGTGTTGTTGCGCCACTCTTCTTCGGATTTAACTTGGCTAGCAGCAACCGCAAACTGAACTTCTTTGACGGGCTTCTCGTACATTGCAGCGTAGGCGAGTTCGGCCTTGATCCCCTTACTGGTACGCCAACCGAACATGGTGAACACCCAGATTTCATCACAGGCATCGATCATTCGATAGTCGAACTTCTCCCAGTAGTCCCATCCTCCATCGAAGGGGCCATGCACTGCGATGTTGTGAGAGTGAGCAATGGGGGAGAATACCATTACGTTGTGCTTGGTGGAGTTCATGATAGTCGCACTCATACGCACGGCTTCCATATAACGGTATTCCCGAATCTCGGGTTGAGCATGGTTGTAGGGGGTGGCGAGATAAATGAGTGGCTTTGTCACTGAACGGGCTCCGACTTAACAGTGTAGGGGGTGTTGAGGCTTTTTTCGGCGATCTCTGCGCTCACTATGGCATCGAGTAGAACGAGGTAAGCAATTGCGTCACCGATCTTCTCGTTCCACTGAGCGTAACTGTAGTCGTTTGGTGATGAGGCATCAACCATATCGGATAGGGAAGTTAGATGCTTGATCTGCATTCCCCAAAGTGTATCGGTGAGGGTACGACCACGAGCAGCGGCAGCACGTCGGAAGTTGTGTAGACGATCATCTTCCACACCAGCGGGTACGTACTCAGCACCCTTGACGTTAAGCCGCTCCTTCAAGTCATGGATGCGAAAGTTTACCACTCGATTGAATGCTTCAGAATTCATTATAGACATGGGTTAGCTGATCCCCCTTGGCTCATCCCGAACGGGCTTCCTAACACTGTTGATGTTAGTAGGCGTACTATCGATGTGTGTAGAGGGGGAGGCTGGAGTGACTTGTACCGATTCTCGCGGGTCACCATTCTCACCGACCTGATCAGCAGCAGTCATACAACTCATCGAGAGGGCTACAAGGGCCTTAGCCTTTTCAAGAAAGATGTTGGTCACGGCAAAGTGAATACCGGGGTTGAAGTTTGGTGGCAGGATACCGCCCGGCCCCATCATCTTCAGAACACTGTTAAAGTTAGCGTCCGCGTTGGTAATTGCATTGAACGCATCGATACGGAGTACATGGGCCTGTACTCGATAGGGTAGGTCTAGTATTCCCATCTGGGGAGTGGGAGTAGTGGGAGTGGGAGTGGGTTGATCAGTCATTTCTTGTTATCTCCTTAGAGCTTAGAGTGGGGGTGTTAGTCTCGGTCGTCGTCTTTGAACGTTGGGCCGTAGATAGGTTCAATATACAGTCGTTCGTAGCCACTCCCTTGCTTGTATGGAATCTCGAAGCCAAGACTATCAGCTAGTTCCTCTAGAGCATCAGCGTCGATACTCTTACGACCCGATACACTTACCTTCTTGATACGATGGCTGTCGGTAACAATCTTCTGCCCACTAATGGTGCGGTCACGGAACAACTCACGAAGTTCCTTAGCGCGCCGTGACATAGCCTTGATGTCGGTACGCAGAGAGACGTACTCGACAGCGAGGTTATCGAGTTCACCGAGATCCTCCCTATCACCCATATCGGGAGCGGTGAGATCAAGAAGATCGAACCCCTCGGCTGTCTTGATCTTCAGTACAGCAGGACAAATGTGGGTGAAGGGACAGAAATAGCAAGATTGAGCGTGTCCATCAAACGATGGTGGAGGAAGCTCTCCTATGTGGAGGTACTGAGCTACCTTCTCCATCTCGTCGGAGCGATTCGCGAAAAACACTGGATCGAAGCGGATGACCTCAAAGGCGTATTGCTTTGTGGCGGTGTTGAATCCAGTGACTAGGCAGTAGGAAGGGCGGTCACACCCACGGGCCTGTAGTAAGCGCCTAAACGACTTGCTGCCAAGTATGAATTCGCGCTCTCCGGTAAGAGGATTAACTCTTGAATAATCAGACCAAAGTTCATCGTTGCTAGGATCATCGAATACTCCAAGGTAGCCGTGGATCTGGTCGAGATACTTTACGAGGAAGGGGTGAGACTTCAATCCTCCCTTTACGAAAGCTGTCCATGATTCGTCGTTCATGGTCTTGATCTCGCTAAGAAGCATCTCACCATCAGCTAGAAGTTCTTGTGCAAACTTCGGAAGATTGAAACGCGCCCACTCACTAAGCTGAGAGAGAGAATCGAGGGTGATCAGGCCGTCAGGGTGCCCCATAGTGTAGGGGTCTTGATGAGCTACTTCAAGCTGTTCGTATCCAGTGAAGTGGAGTTGAAGCCCTTGATCAGTGAGGAAGTCATTGATCTGTGGCTCCAGTGCTGATCCCATACGAAGGGGCATCGGTGTACCACGGGGAGTCCACGAACCACTCTTGATTTGCTCCGGTAGACCAACGATCCTCGCGCCAATTACGAAGTCACAAGCACCACGCTCGCTAACTCTAAAGTAATCACGCGTACCAATGCCGGGAGCGAGATAATCGACTCCCGATTGGACTGTTGTGACTAGGGAAGTTGCTTTTGGTGACGGGTGGGACGGTACACTCACTTAGCTTAGACCCTCGCTTCATTGTGCTGCAAGATCGAATGTTCAATACAGTACCAGTTACAGTACGTCCTAATCTTTTCAGTGCGTAACTCACGTAAGATTAGGATCTTCCACGGTTCTAAAATGTTCTTCTTACAGTGAAAGCAAACTGGTGGGCCTTCTGGTAACTTACACAATTTAGCTAGTCCTGTTCGTTAAGAATAAGTCTTGTGTTAAGCTGCTCTATCACTCTATCTTTTGCCGCAAGCTGATCCCTCACACCATTGTAGAGCTTTCCTGTTGCGGTGTAAGTTGCGTGATCATAGCCAATCTCTCGATCAATTATAACATCAACCACACCCGCGCGAATTGCAGATGATTCTAACAGCTTAATGACCTTAGGTTCCCACTCGTCTAGATTATCGTAGGCCGGTGGTCTAACCTCACTCCGCGTTGTCCACCGTTCGTACTCGGCAGTAGCGTCAAGTAGCTCGGGAAATTCATGTTCTCCTAGCACGATGTGGGCCATCCTTTCCGTTGTTGTTGAAGGCCGGTGTGGACACCTTGAGATTATCAGTCTCTCCCGCCACTCCGTTTATCCGCAAAGCTCACGGCACTTACAGCTTTTGTCGATAACAATCACTGTACATTCCGAATAGGACTCCCTTCCCACTAGGTCTGCTCCTACCTTCAACTACGCTAGTCTACCATACCCCTATTAAAGTGTCAACTTCTAGCTTTCATTCTAATGATAGGGTAGTCTAGTACTAGGAAGCGGTCGTCAAGCCTTTCCGCTAAGAATGGACGGACTGATCCCCAAAGTAAGTTCCCCGTTCCAACGCCTGCACCCGGTCGGGGCATAACAATCTTGTTGAACTTATGGGAGTTAACGATATGGAGAAGTTCATCAGTGGAGCGATGAATCAGCCGTAGGTCGGCGGTGGGATCAGTCCATAGATGTTTAGTGGGGAAAGTTATGAGGTTGTAGCCTGCGAAGTAGTGAGCGTGGTTACCGTAGGTTCGTAGTAGGGTACCGAGTGCGTTAGAGAGTCGAGGATAGCGTTCAGCAGCCTCACCAGCGCACCCTCGCCCCATTATAGCCTCACCATTAGCCTTCAACGATCCGTTAGTCGTAATGACACGTACGTCGGCGTCATTCAACTTCTCATCCCACAGATCTATTCTAGCTTCTAGCATGATTGTAGACCTCGCTAAACGCTCTAGTTGCAGCATGAAATGTGGGTTCGGTTGATATAAACTCACCGTCAGGACTGTAAAGGTCGTACCTCCATACTATTCCTCTACGGAGAGCGATTCGTACGTGCCGAATCTCCCAGCCCAGATTATTCCGATATATTCGTGGGCCTCGTGAATCCTCCAGTGTGTACTTACGGAATGAGCGACCGTGGAAGTCGCGTTCGGTAAACGATAATACACTTGTAGGAATGCTCACGATGCAAACGGTATCCCCTCTTTGTATTTCTTGTATGAGATAAGAGAGCCCCACGAACGGCCAGCTTCTACATCAATCTTAACTGGTACCTTGAGAGGGTAGACTTGGGTCATGATAGGGAATACTTCGGTTGCGAGAACATCATATTCACTCTCTGGGCCTTCCAGTACAATCTCGTCATGGACTTGAAGAATGATCTTAGTACGTAGGTTCATTTGTTGAAGTAGAGAGTGTACCGATAGTATGCAGAGTTTGAAGTAATCAGCCGCTGAGCCCTGAACCGGGACGTTAATAGCTGCCCGCTCAGCCTCTCCACGGATTGCGCGGTCGCTTGCGGTAATGTTAGGGAGGTAGCGGCGGCGTCCAAGGATCGTTTCAGCGTAGCCGTTTCGTCGGGTGAAAGCTCGGACAGCCTCTTGCCATGCCAAGATACCGGGGTAGGCTCCGTAGAATCCATCGATGAACCTCCTAGCTTGATCTAGGGTAAGCTTGAGGGTAGGGGTACGCATCAGGACGCCCTGTTCACCGATCCCATAAAGGGTGCCGAAGCCAACAGTTTTAGCAATAAACCGGGCGTTCTTCCACTCCAATGGTAGCATTTCATCTTCGGTCTTTCCAGTTATGAAGGTGGTGGTGTTATCGTGGATATCCATACCTTCGGTGATGAGCCGGATCATGTTCTCATCATCGCTAAGGTGAGCAGCCATACGCATCTCGATCTGTGAAAGGTCGGGAGCGTAGAGAAGGTGGTCGGGGCGGGATGCTACGAATCCCTTACGGATCGTGGCCCCCTCCAAATCTACTGAAACATCATCTCGCTTTCGTGCTGGTATGTTCTGGAGATTCGGATTCGCGTAGCTAACGCGCCCAGTCTCGGTACCTGTCTGTTTGCATTCGGGGTGAATGCGTCCATCGAGAGGGTCGATCCAAGTAGGAAGGCCATCGATGTAGGTGCTAAGCATCTTACGTATTCCGCGAATAGTAAAGATGTTTCGGACGAGCGGATTGTCAATGTGTTCTCCTAGAGAGACTCGATCTGTCGGGTACTCGGGGTGTCCCCTACGCTTCTTTGGCTTCGGAATAACATAGGGATGATCCCCAAAATACAGGGTGTCTCGGACTTGTAGGTAGGCGTTAACGTTGATGACTTTGCCGATCAGCTTAGCCTGCTCAACAGTTTGCTCGACCTGAGCCTGCTCTAGGTTAGCCTTAGCCTCAGCCAGTTTAGAGGGATCGAATGCGATTCCCGCCCTCTCAGTTGCTACAATGATCTCAGTGAAGGGAAGCTCTACATCGGTGTAGAGGTGGGATAGGTCGAGGGAGCGTTCAGCTAGTTTAGGGGCTTGATAGAGATGTAGTCGAAGTGAAGCATCTGGGTCTTGGGCTGCGTACTCCACCACCTCATCCTCGATGGTATCTTGGGCTGCTCGCATATCGAGTTGATTCTCACCTCTCCAGTCCTTAGACTTGAAGCGTTTGAACTTATCGATGCGGATCATCTCGATACCATAAGCGTGGTGGATTCCATCCTTCAAGGAGAGTGGATGATCCCCCAGCAGCCACGCTTCGACCATCGTGTCTCGATAGTTCTTTATCGTAATACCGATGGACTCACAGATGTGCCTCTCGAACTTCGCATTCGAGACGATCTTAATACGCTTGGGATCTTCCAATCCCATCTTGAGATCCTGCATTAGCTCGATGGCTTCTTCTTTCACCTGAAAGGGATAGTAGAGGCCGTTGCCGATCTCATTACACACTCCCACTCCCACAATACCGGCAGCGCGTCCTAGTCTATCGGTTTCAAGGTCGAAGCCGAATGGGAGATTGTCAGGGGCGTACACCACGTCCATGATCTCATCCCATGATGCCTTAGTCTTACGAAAGGGGATGCTCTCAGGAAGCTTAGGGGCTTTCCCCTCCAACGTTAGTCGTACGTTCTTAAGTTCCGCTACGTACCCAGCCATTAACCCTACGACGTTGCGAAGTACGAATGCTGGGTGGACGGTAGGCATGATCATCCGCTCCCGTCCCAACACCTCCCGCTTATAGATGTTCCCCCGCACCTGCGTAATCGAAGATTTCTCTTCTGGCATGAACCATCGAAAGGCGGAATCACCTAGACATATGATTAGGTCAGGGTCTACTTTAGCGATTTCTATGGTGAGCCACTGCCGACACGCCTTAATCTCGGGGCCCGTAGCTTTACGGTTTTCGGGTGGGTGACAATGATTCACATTAGTCTTATAGAGATCATTGAGATCCCACCCCGCTTGCTTACAAGCGTTGGTTAGCAGTTGTCCACTTCTCCCAACAAGTGGCTTACCATCACGATCTTCCTCTTCGCCGGGGGATTGTGCGACGAACATTACTCGGGAGGGGTAGGTGCCGAATCCCGGTACTACTCGACGGCGAGTCGATGAGAGAGTGCAATCCCTACACGATAGGAGTCCGGGGAGAATCATGAGTCCAAAACTAGGGTCGATGGGATCGGGTGAGAGATCAGTCACTTAAGCAGCCTATCCTTAAGTTGAGATGCGCTGTAACTATACGGTGCTAACCACATACCAGTAAGGTTGGCCCAGCGCCGAAACTCTTGCGGCGAAAGCTTTTTGGACATCTCAATATAGGTATCCATCATGGGATTAGTTGGTTCTAGTTCATTCTTCGTCATTGATTTGCTCCAACTCGTCGCCCATCTCAACAGTACCGAGTAGCTGTCGGCCCTTACGAAGTATGGTAAGATATTCGTGCGCGAACGGTATCCCAGTGTTGTTGACCCCGTTGCTAACAGTGTTGTGTTGGACTTTGATTATCCTAAGCTCCTTGTGGAGAGCAAGGAGCAATAGCTTGTCTGCTTCAGTGATGTCATCCGTTAGAAAGTAGGTACGTCCACTGTTGCGGGTGCGTAAGTCCGCCAGTAGCAGTGCAATACGCCCATTCTCACTAAGTACCATACGTAGGAACTTAAGAGTCAACCGCATCCTATTAAGGTACTGGGCGTAGGTACCGTTGCTAAAGTCGTTGGGGTTCTCACTGTAGCGGATCATGCTCCAGTAAGGAGGATGCAAGAATATGAGGTCGGCACCTTTACCATCGGTGACTGCACTTACCTCATCTACAATCTTCCACTGAGTCTTGTGGCTAAGGATATCATCCCCATTCTTAAGATCATAGCCCAAGTATGGGGTACCTAACGTGTGACAAACATCTTGGGAGGTTCCACTACCCTCCATCGGATCTAGTACAAGAGTGGGAGAGAATGACTCGATCAGGTCTTTGACTAGATAGCCGGAACAGTTACCACGCCATCCCCCATTTCCCCACGGCCCTCTACTGGGGTAGCTTGCGATTGTTGATGTGAAAGCCATTTAGGATTAGTGCTCCATCCCGGTAATTGTAGTGACTCTAGGTGTCACTTTATGGTATTCCGCTTGAAAGCGCAAGTCAGTAATGATGTAGGTACGTGAATCAGGATGCACAATGATCCAATCACCAGCATGGAGGTACTGGATACCGTGGAAGCCAAGCATGTAGATCTCAGCACGACGACCTTC